GTAGATGCCACATTTGAACCACCTGCGATTAATTGGTCAATTTTAATATTTTGTTTCTCATTTTCTGTGTCAATTCTAGTATTTAACTCTGTTTTAGTTGTATCAATTTTATTATTTAAATATTTATCATTGTCTAACAATTTTTGTTGTCGATTATTAAACTCATTTGCATGAGCTGGTGTAGTTATTAAATATTCTTCAATCTCATTATTAAAATCTAATTCATTAGGCATTTATTCACCTCCTAGAACTCGTCATCTATCTGAAAAACCATTTCCATATCACTGTCTTTATACTTATTTCCAAAAGATTTAATTGCAATTAAATCGCCATCAGAATCTATTAAACCTATTTCATTTATGTTTTTTCCTTCTGCTTCATTTTTTAATAGAGTGGTTGAATATCTGCAAGTAGTTGGGATTGGATATACATAATTTTCTATATCTTTTCTAAACACCTCATTTTTTAACGCTATATCACTTGAAAGTGGAGCTATTATAGTTCCATCATTCCCAATTCCTCCATCTCCAAATGCCATGCTAACTATAGTAGGTAATGTTATATCACCCGCTCGAGCTTTACACATTTTTTGTCTTGCAATGTCTGTTGTTACTGCATTTGCCATACTTATAACACTTCCTCTCTTAATTCTGCATTGAGCAGTTTATTTCCATTTAACATTTCTAGCCCATTTAAATAATATAAATTCTTTTTAATGATTACTTTAAGATTTGTAAATACTTCACTTTCTTTTACAAATAACTTATTTTTCATGTTTAAGCTTATTGGCTCATTATAAAGTATATAAGCACTTAAGTTTTTACTACCATTTAATAACCACATGCCATCTAAGAAATTACTTATATTCCCTCTAAAATCTATAAATATTCGATTAATCATCTTTACCTCAAATTTTTCTATATCTGTAAATTTGAGTGCAAAAGAAGGCATCCAATGAAGATGAGAGGGTTTCGTTTTATTTGTTATATATTTGAAATCTTCATAATTAATAACATCATCAACATTAGCAGTTACTTTAAAAGTGTATGGAGCTATATTTTCTTTTATATATACATCTGTACCAGTATAGCTTTTTATTATAGTTGCTAGTCTGTTAGGATTAACAATATATTTCATTTGAAGCTTAGCAATGACTTTTCTTCTTCTAGCTTCTATATCTTCATCTATATTAGTAGATAAACCTACCCTATTTTCCCAAAATTCAAGTCCCCATGTAGCAGTTTGAGGAAATAATTGTAACTCTATTTCTTTATTTAATAATTCTAGATTATCAAATTCGCTTCCTATAGCTTCATATATAGAGTTCATAACTAAAGATTGTTCATAGATAGGAGATAATGTTAGAAGCATTTCTTTACCTTTTTTAGAAGTTATCATCCAACCACCTCGTTAACTATTTCCCCTATTCCGACCACTTGGTCTTGCAATTTTATATTTTCTTTTGCATCATTTATAGTAAGATTAGAAAAGTCTTGTATACCTTCATCTGTCAACATCATAGAACCTACTATCGCTTGTATAGCATTGTATGAAACTGTTCCCCCTAAATCAATCTTATCTAAATATTTATCTATCTTAGTTTTTAGATTGTTTAATACTGTTTCTTCATTAAAACTGTTACTAAATATAAAACTAGCTTTTACATTAATAAGTAATGTGTCAGGTGTTACAACTGTAACTAATGCACCGATAGGAGCTTTCCCATCTCTATTTTCTCCTTCTGATATATTTAATGGATATATATATTCTTGAACCTTGTCTATTAACTCTTGTGTTGCTGCTTTTCTATTTTTATCTAGTATTAATACTTTTACTGTCCCCGCTCCATTCCATTCGGGAACTACATAAGCATATCCAACTCCATCTACTTCTTTAGCCCATCTTATATAATCTGAACTAGCTCCACTAAGTTTGTCTTCTTGCTCTGCTACAAGGACTCTTTCTCTAAAATGTTCTTCATCTTCTATATCTGTTCCACCTTTGAAATCTTTATTAGTAACTGATTTAACACCATTAATAGAACCTAGTAAAACGGATATACTACCTTTAGACACATTCCCTATAGTTCCTACAATCCTACTTTCTGCTTTAATATCTACTGTTTCATTTTCTCCTATAGTTTTGGTTTCAAGAAGCTCAAATTCTATGCTCTGTTTTTCATCAGTTGCAATAGTAGTTACTATAGTTCCTTTTGTAATGATAGTTCCTTGTACACCTGTAAATGTAATAACTCCAGTAGCCTTAGTTGGTTGATTTTTAAATACTCCTTTACATTCACCAAGCCACTCTAAATAAGTTCCATAAGAAGTCTGAGGAAATGCTATCTTTAAATTATTTTGTAATCCTAGTTGTTTTAATTCAGCTATCTGCTCTGCTGTAGGTCTTGTTGCATCATAGATGAAGTCACCTTCTAATGTAGAAACATCTTGAAAGTTGCTTAACATCCTTTCATGTACAGAGTCCTCATCTTCTGTTAAAAATACTGGTATAGGTAGCTCTCTTTCCATATAATCACCTACCTTTTTATATTGCCATCAATTACTATATTTTCATCATCTATTGTTAGTACATCAAATTCATACTCTACTAACCTGCTATTCTCCAACCAATTAAAGCTAAACTCTCCTACTTCTTTTGTGTAAGGATGAACCAAAATAGTTTCTTTTATTAATCTAGTTATTTCAAGCTCTTTTGCACTTTGAGATAAGTTACTAGCTATTAAGTCTTTTATTTCACTTCCATAAATGTTTGTATAAGCTGCTTTTTTGTATCTAGGTGTTAATATAGCCTTTTGACACCATTGTTTGTACGCCTGCACCTTATCACATTTTTTTAGTGTTCCATCTGCGTTTTTAACAAATTCACCTTTTTCAAAATCAAATAAAAAAGAACCCTTTAGGTCCAATTCATTTTCATCATTATTTTTTAATTCTACAGTTTCAAAAGTTTCACTTTGAGGAAATAGGTTTGGCATTTACAACCCTCCCAATTACTACAAATTCAGCTCCCATAACAGCTACTAGCACATTATCGCCTATACGTAGTGGCTTCAATTCCTTTGGAGTTTCTATTTTATGCTTATGTCTATATTCTCCACTTAAAGCTTCATCTGAAAAAGTAAAATAATCTTCTTTTAATGTTAAATTCTCTAATACTAGATAGTCCTGTATTTCATCTTTATAGCCATTTACTTTTAATCCATTTGCTGTTATTTCTGCAAGTTCACAACCCATTCCAAAAGTGCCATTTGCTACACTTTTATTCATATTTTCTTTCAATATTCTAGCAATTCCATTAAATCTAGCATCAGTCATTATTATAAAATTTCCTCCTTATATATTCTAAAGACCCTATATTCAGCTTCATTTTCGGTCTAGAATCTAGTGTATGAGTGACATCTATAACATAATATTCTTTACTTTTTAAACTTACTTTGTCACCTGCTCTTATTCTATTTATATCTACTGCACAATCTACACTTATTGTTTCCTCTCCACTATTGAACATTGCTTCTGCTGCTTTCTTAGCTTCTTTAGCATTTTTTATCTTTTCATCTTGTTTAATCTTTTGTAGTGTTCCAAACTTATCAGCATCTTTTTTATATGTCCCAATTATAGGCGCTTTTGTATTTTCGTCTTTACTCTTACCTAAAACTTTTACACTTGTTACTGCATCATTAAAACTACTTGTAAAGTTAGCATCTTCTAATATACTATCTAATTTATATACATTTGCATTAGTACCAAGCTTGAATAATTTTAATTTATTATCCATCCTTACTCTAAATAAGTCTCCACCTTTTGTTGCTGTTTCTTTTAAGTCCTTTTTTATCATATCTAGTATATTTGTCTTATGTATTACTTTAGCAAGTTTCTTCCCTGTATTAGCTAAGTTGTAATAGGGTATATTCCATTGCTTACAGTAATATTCAATTCTCTGTGTTGCTGTATTTTCTTTAAACTGATATTGTTCCTCTGATTCTTCCATGTAAACTGTTCTTTCTCTGCAAGACAATGTTAGTTTCTTACTCTTTTCACTCCTTCTAGTTTCCCATACAACTCCATCAAATATTGTCTCTTCTTTTTTACTCTCATATGCTATATCAATTAGAATTATTTTATCACCTTTTTTAATATTTATATCTTTAAGTTGTTTAGGTTCTACTAATGATACATCCATCTTATATGCAACTCCGTCTATAGCTTCTGAAAGAGTTATTCCTTCATTGAAATTTGCAATATCATATTTCCCGTTTAATATTATTTTCATTTACTAGGTATCACCAACTTTTGACCTTTTTTAATTATATTAGGATTTTTACCAATGACTTTTTTGTTTTCGGGTATATTATAAATCTCTGGCCACCTTGAACCCTTACCTAAAAGATTTTTAGCTATCTTATATAATGTATCACTTGCTTTAACAGTATATATTTTAGATTTAGTTTGGGTATTAGGTCTATTATCTTTTAAATCTGTTTTAGTATTACTTTTTGTATCTTTTTTTAATGTCTCTATCTTCAGTTCTCTGTAAGTTCTAAATGTTATCTCAATGTCTCTATCTTCTTCTCTTCCTGCTGTTTGAGTATTGCTAAAACTAGATATTGTGACTAATCCATTGTAGCCAAAACCAGTTATAATAAGTCTTAAAGGTTCGGCTTGGTCTACCCATTTTTCAAGCGTTGCCACTACTTCGATTGGATTTTTTAACTCGCTGTATCTGCAATAAGAAGCGTCATATAAGTTAGGCAGAAATGTTTTAAATGATATTTCTCTTATCTTCTCCCCTTCTTTTTTTATATCAAATTCACCTAAGTTTACTATATCTACAGTTTCAAACCTTTTTTCTTTTTTTATAGATAAAGAATCTTGTGGATTTACTGGAAAATGAAAATCTATTTTTTCTTTTTCATTTTTTAGATAAATATCTATTACCAAGTTATCACTTCCTTTCTAAAGTATTTTTTAACATTACACCGCAGTTTTCTTACCATAAATTCACTTCCTTTGATTTTTTGTATAAAAAAACACCTACTCATTCGTAAGTGCTTTCCTCTATTTTATTTAAACAATGAAATTTGAGTAAAAAAATATCTACTCATTTATAGATATTTTATAAATTAATAGTTTTATAATAAAATTTTTATTATTTGTTATAAAAATTTCATATTTTTATTGACTATAAACAATTTTTATATAAACAACGGTTTTATTTATAATTTTTTGTGGTATAATAAAAGCAAGAAGAACTACAATCTATTTGAAACTAGAGTGGAGTTCGTAATTTAAACAATTAATAATTATTTAAATCTACGGAATTTGATTTTAAAATCAAACTCCCAACCACTCTTAGCGGCTACTTTGAGTGGTTTTTTACGTTTTTTAAGTAAATTGCTAACTAGACAAACTATTAAACTAACAGATAGCCTTTCTAGTACATTTTGTAAAAAATTATCCATACATACTCACCTCCCTTCTATACGTTGGGAGGATAATCTTTTGTATGAACTCCACTCTATAAATTGTAGATTACATCTTCTTGCTACAATTATTATATCATATAATTCTTACATATTTTACCTGTTTATTACTTTTTACGTTATAGTCACCTACTTTCAACAAAAAAACACTTACCTAAGTAAGTGTTTTTAATATATTATCTAAAATATTTTCATTTTCTTGTTGTTCTATAAGAATTTCTCTTAATATCTTTACATATTCTTGAAACTTTTCTTCACTATTCTGTTTTAGTTCATATAACGCATTAGCAAATTTCACAAAATATTCTACATCTTCATCAGTTTTTAAATTATATTTATTAAGTAAACTTTCACGCATTGTATTAATCCCCCTCAAAACTAAAATAAACTAAACTAAATTATTTAATACAACTGATAAATTTACTCAATCTTATAAACCACATGATAATTCTTCTTCTCACCTGCAATTTTGACAGGTCTATTATTTTCCTCTATCCAAGTTCTCACCTTATCTATTACACTCTTTGTATATTTATTTACAGTACCAGTCCAAGAACCATTCGTTTCCCAAACTCCTTTTACTTCATTTTCTTCTAAATCAATCTTTTTAATAATTTCACAAACAGCCATCTGAGCTGGTTTATTACTCTTAGAATATATTTTCAGTTTAGACGCTATTTGTTTTGTATCAAAATAATGTTCTTCTTCGTTTATCTCAATCGGTAAATCAATACCTGCCTTTTTATATAATGTTTTAGCTGTTAATAGTTTTGATTTGTTGTCAAATCCTGCATCATCCAATAGTTCTTTTAACATAGATGTACTATTATAAGCTAATTGTAACTTTTCAATCTCACTTGCTTTTTCTCTTAGTTTTTCGGGATTAGCATTATTAGTTATGTATGCACCAGTTTGTCGAATAGCTGGAAGTACTTCATCGCTTATCCAGTCTTGGAACTTCTCTGCTTCTTCTTTCTGAGATTTAAATATTAACTTGTATACCCCACTCTCAGTTAAGAACTTTTCACCTGCATTATTCAGTTTTCGGATGTCCTTATCTAGGACAGCTGAATTTTTTAACAAGATAGCTTGAGTATCATTCATTTTAGATAAATGATTTCTTATTGCACTATCACTCAATTCTAAGCATCTTCCGCAGTCGTACGGATTAAATAAAACTTGCCCATTATATTCAAGTACTTCAACTTTCTTTTCTTCAAACATCATTAATTCATTTTTCATAATATTACACTCCTTAAAATTGATTTTTTTCAAGGAATGACGTATACTATAGTTAGTGTATATAATTATACGTCAATAAGGGATGTTCAATCTTTGGTCGGGGAGAACGTCCCTTATTTTTATTCCTCTTTTTCTAGCTCTTCATTAATCTTTTCTTCAAGCCAAATAGTTTTAGTCTTGTTCTGCTTTTTTAAATGTTCTTCAATTTTCTCTACTTTCTCTCTATCTAGTAGAACACTAAAAGTTTTTTTATTCTGTCGTCTTTGCTTGAAGTAATCTGCTCTACTGCTATCAGTAATAATTTTCACCTCTTTTCTGTATCGCGATAATATAATTATACATTGTATCGCGACACTTTTCAAGAGTTTTTACTAATTTTTTCTAATTATTTTACCCAACCGACCAAATTTGAGCAAAACAAAAGCACCTACCAAAAGTAAGTGCTTTCTTTTTTTATTTATTTTTTTCCACATAGTTAATATAAAACAATTATACAAAGATACATCTAATACTAAGATTGATAAATTTACATACCACTCAGTTAATATAAAATCCTGTAATTTTGTTTTTATCAAGTAATGTTTTAGCATTTACATACCACATAGTTAATATAAAATCTTGAGCAAATATACTTCTTACAGTCTCTAAAGCCTTATTTACATACCACATAGTTAATATAAAATTCAGACATAGAAAGAATGGGTGAAACTTTTAAGTATAATTTACATACCACATAGTTAATATAAAATTTTGGAATGTTCCTTTTAATTCTGATACTGAAATTTATTTACATACCACATAGTTAATATAAAATCTTATACTTTGTTGCATCTTATACCCCCAGATAAAGATTTACATACCACATAGTTAATATAAAATTCTGATAATAGAATGTAAAGAATTTATTTTAAGCTTATTTACATACCACATAGTTAATATAAAATCCCAAAATAAATTTAGTATTTCCAATACTTACATATATATAGCTTTCTTAAATTTGCAGTGAGCGACCAGTAGTGTTTTTTGGCATTTCATAAAGCATACCTGTAATATAGTAATTTCAATCACTACAAGCAATATTTCAAAAAATCGAACACTGCTAAAGCCTTACCTATATTATACCATTTTTTAACATATAAAGCACTTGAAACAACAGAATATCCAAGTGCTTTGTATGTTTATACTTATTTATTTTCTCTTGTTATAAATTCAATAATTCTTTTTTCTTCTTATTAAATTCTTCCTCTGTTATTGCTCCCATGTCTAATAACTCTTTTAACCCTTTCACTTGTTGTATTGCATCATCATTTGATTTTATTTGTTTTTCTTTATTATTTTCTAAATTATTCTTACTTATATTTATTTTTCTCCTTATATTATCAATGAATTCTTGGCTATGAAAATTAAGTATTGAATCTTCAGCTATTATTTCCCTTAATTCTCCATGAGAAAAATATTCAATACTTATAAACAACTTTTCAGTTTTACTTTTTTTATTTCCAGTTCCTGACAACCCACCAACAATTGTTCCCATAGGACCAAATAAAGTTCCTATAGCTGCTCTTCCAACAACAGACTTATTATTATATGCTATTTCTTTCTCACTATACTTATTTACACTATATAAATCAGAAAATTTAATACGCATTTTTTCTTCTTTTAAAAGTTTGCTCTCAATAACTAAACATGCATTATGGTTGTCAATAATTATACTTATTGCTTCACCCCTACAATTAGGAACTCCAACAGAATTATAGTAATCCATCTTCATTACCCCTTGTTTAACTATTTTATTTTTATTTCTTAATATAGTATCTGTCTTTTTATCTTGCATATCTGCTATATTTTGATTAATTATATTGCATATTTTATCTTTTGAGTTACTTTTAAAATACAATACACTTTTTTTGCTTTCTATAATTAGCATATCATTATCAATAAAGACTTTCTCTATATCTAAAAGTTTTATTTCACTAATAGGTACTTGTTGCAATGTATATACAGATACTAGTTTTTTATCTATATACATAGTACATGTAAGTTCATTGTTAAAATGTGGGTGCCCTTTTATATACATAAGCTTAAAATTCTTTATGTCATCTTTTCGTTTAAAAAAATTCATTTTAATCCCCTCATAAATCAATAGTCTATAATGTTATTATAACATCTATAAGGAGGATTTTTTTAACAATAATTCGACATTATCCAATATCTTGTAATGCTTCTCTTAGCTCACTTTCCACTTGAGACAATATTTCTTGTATCATTTCTTCTTTGTTATTGCTACCTTGAATATTTATAGATATTCCACCAACATTAATCGCATTACTTCCACCAGAAATTATGTTTTGTGGCTGGGCTTCTTGATAAATTCTATTTTCTGTATTATTAAATTCTTCTTGTTTGGTAGGAAATTGTCTAACATTATTAATAATATTAGAAGTACTATTTTGAATACTATTTGTAGAATTAAAACTAGTTCCTAATTTTTGAGATATTGGAATAACATTATTACTTGCTTTAGTTCCAAGCATCTGTCCTGCTTGTTTATACAAACTTAATGCTCTACTTCTTTTACTATTAGAAAGAGGAATAACCATTTCTGGACCTGCTTCTCCACAAATACTTGGTTTACTTGCAACACCACCATCTGCAAAATGGTCTAGTATATTGCTTACTCCAGTTTTTACTATACTTACAAAACCAGTTATTTTGGTAGAAAGTTTCTTTTTAAGAGAATCCCAAGCAGATTTAATTGAATCCACTTTACTTTTAAATCCGTTTTCTACAAGACTTACAAATCCACTTATTTTGCCAGATAAATTTATTTTAAGTCCTTGCCACCACATTCCAACTTGTTGAACTTTTTGTTGAAAACCATTGCTTACAAAACTAACAAATCCGCTTATTTTTTGACCTACATTAGTTTTTAAATCAGACCACCATTGTTTTACTTGCCCTACTTTTTCTGAAAATCCATTATCAATAAAATTTACAACTGCTTTAAGTGGTGCTCCTAAAACTCCTTTTATACCTTCCCATAATGATTTAACTACATCTCCAATACCTTTGAAAGCATCAGAAAATCCTTGTTTTATTTTTTCGCCATCACCACTAATTATCCCACCTATGATTTCGAATATTCCTTTTATTATATCAATTACACCTTTTATAGCACCTGCTATAGCATTTATAATAGATGCAATTGCATTAATAACAGAAGTTATAACTAAAACTATAGAAGTTGCTACGCCTTTAAGTAATCCTCCTCCTATATCTCCCAGAGTAGATGTTAAAGAATCTTTTATCTGTTTTAAATAATCTACAAAAGGTTTTGCTGCTTCTTTTAATTGATTAAAAGCATTCCCTAGCTCTTTGAAAGACGTTCCTACGCTTTGTGTTGATTGTTTTAACTCATCCATATTGGTTTTAGTTGTCTTAGTTGCTCCATCATCTTTGATTGGCTTAAACAAATTTGAAAAGAAATCTTTTATTCCACTAAATGCTTCTTTTATTGGTTCAAGAGCTTTTCCTAGTTCTGCAAAGCTAGATTTTAAGTTATCAAAAACTGGTTTTAAACTTTCTTTTGTTTCTAAAACTTTTTGTTTTAAATTTTCAAAAGGCGTTTTAATATTTTCATCAAATACAGTTTTTAAACCTCCAAAAGCTTCTTTTATGCTATCTAAAGAATCTCCAAAAACTTCTTTTAAATTACTTAATGATTGTTTAAATGTATCTATAGCAGGTTTTATGCCTTCTAAAAGTTTATCTTTTAATTCAGTTGCTTTGCCACCTATAAAAGTTACTATATTATTAAATACTTCTGTCGCAGATGTTTTGAGTTCTCCAAATTTCTCTTTAATCTTTCCAATACCTTCACCTATTTTTTGACCTAATGAGTTTATATATGCTTTTGCTCCATTCGATGAAGTTTGCAGTTCGCTTGATGCTTTCTCGCTAGATAAATTAACAGGCTGAACTTTTGGAGCTGCTTTAGCAGGATTTTTTAAAAAGTCTTTTAATTCATTCCATTTTTTCTTTATGCCTTCCACTTTTTTTCCGAATTTTTCGTCTAGAATATCTACAACAGCTTGAATTGGTGATGTCACAAAATCTACTAACCCACTCCACAATGACTTAACAATATCTATAATCCCTTTAAAAATAGATTTAAGCCCGTTGACTACTTGGCTCATATCTCTATTTATAAAACCTTTAACTACATCAGCTATCCCTTTAAATATCTCTATTAAACCATTTACTACTACTGTTGTTGTATTTACTATAGCTTTTACCTTGTTAACAATTACATTAAATGAATACATAAATTTTATTATGAAAACTGTCGCCAAAAATTGTATAACTGGTGATAAAGCACTTACAATCATTGAGCCTAATTTAGAAAAAACTGCAAACAAAGGTTTTAACGCATTTATAAGTTCTTTAAATTTACCTTTTATTTGTTCTATAAAAGGATTTAAAGGTTTTAAAAAATTAGATATTGATTTACCTATGTTTTTAATACCATACCTAAAAGTTTCAGATTTTTGATAAGCAAATAAAAATGCTCCTGCTAATACGCCTATAGCTAAAACTATTGCACCAACGGGTCCAAGAACTCCAACTATTCCTCCAATTAGCGTTGATGCTGTAGCTATCTTTGTAATTATACTTATTACGCTAGAAATTACTGTTAAAGCTTTAAAAGCCATAAATCCAGCAATAACACCACCAACAACAGAAGCCACACCTTGTAAAACATTTTTTATTTTATCAAAGTTATTTATAAAATTACTCACAAAATTTACAATTGAATCACCAACTTTAGGCATACTACTAATTATATTTTCCATAAAGTTTCTTGTTACTGGACCTAATTTTTCTCCTATACTAATTTTTACATCATTTATAGTGTTTTTTAATTTAGCGAACTGCCCATTCAAGGAATCCATCTTCATGTCAGCTATTCTTTTAGCTTCTTCCTCGCTTTCAGCTATGGCTTTTTTTAGTTTATTGTAGTCACTTTCACTAGCATTTACTATTGCAGCCCAACCACTTGAAGCGTTAGCTCCTACTATATCTCCTAAAGCTCCTACTTTCTTCGTGTCACTAAGCTTACCAAGCTTATTTCTAAGTTCATCTATTGTTGCTGCTAAATCTAAACTTCCACTTTTAGTTGTTTTCATTTCTATTCCATATTTTCTCATAGCTGTTGCGGCTCGTTTAGGTTCATTTATAAGTCTTAAAAGACCCATTCTTAGAGAAGTTCCTGCTTGGCTTCCCTTGATAGCACTACTTGCCATCAAACCTGTAGCTAATGAAAGGTCCTTCATCGGTACACCCAAAGAACCACCTAAGGAACCAACAAATTTCAATGTTTCCAATTTTGTTATCGTAAAGGCTCTTTATCCCTTGCTTCTATATATTTCTATATAGTTCAGACTATATCTTAAGTTCAACTTAAATTGAACTTGTTGCTGTTCGTGGATATTTCTGCATATAAAAAGGCACTTCATGAGTGCCTTATACTTAGCTTACTTTATCTAGTCGTTACACGTTCCAGTTGTTTCCAAACTGGCTTCGCTCGGTATTCCCATATTGATTTTTTCAAATCCATCTTCTAATTTTTTTATAATTTTATTTTTTATAATATTTAAATTTTCACTTCTAACATATTTTATTCTTATAAGAGGTATATTATTTTTTTTACAAAACTCATTTTTTATTTCATCATTATATTTTATTTTTTGAAAATCTTCTTTACTACAATTAAATTTTGGCATAAAGTGTTGAGAACCATCATACTCTATTAAACACTTGATTTCACTTTTTTTAAAAATAGCAAAATCAAAAGGCAAAGGCCTTTTATTCTTGCATTCTTTAATTTTATATTGTTCCTTAAAATCAAATTTATTTTCGTTCAGATATTCTCTTATCACTTCTTCTCCTTTTGACCTGTAACAATGTGGGCATCTTATTCCTCCATTTATAAAACGTGTTGGCTCCATATAAAAATAATTTCCACATGATACATGAAAAAATTTAGCTTTTTTACTGGCACCTCTGTACTCACCTATAATCTTATAATCTCCTTTACCCAATTGTTCCACATTTTCTTTGATTATATTAAAATTAATTGTATTTGAATTTGCACTTTTTTTATATCTTTCATATGGACATCTTTGACCTTTTAAAAAATCTGTTGGTCTCATTTTAAAAGTTTTACCACATAAATTATGTTTAAATAAAATAGGTGTTGATGAATTTATATATTCTCCTATAATTTCATACTCAGTTCCTGATAAACTTGAAATTTCCGATTTAAATTTATCTGTTGTCTTTCTCAAGTTATTTGAACACAATGGGCAACAACTACCACTCCACAAGCTTTCAGGATTTGCTTCCCACTCATAACCACATTTATGTTTTACCAATACTTTTGTTCTTTTGTTTTTATATATTCCAAGCACTTTAATTTCTGTTTTATGAATTTTTCTTATTCTTTCTATAAATTCTTCGTTGGTAAGTTTTTTTGCCATATAATCACCTCTTAAAATAATTATACGTTATTAATTTTTAAGTTGTAAACAAAATCTAACTTAGGGTTCACCGAATTAAGCAACTTTTAAATGGGCAATACATTCACCCATTTTTTCAATATCAGTATTAGAATTTGTTATAGTTGCAGCCATAATATCAACAAATTCATTAGTATCTTTGGCAGCCATTCCCAATGATGTTAATCCATCCGTCACTATATCAGACGTTAGTGCCAAATCTGTTCCTCCTGTTGCTGCTAAATTCAAGATGCCTGGCATACCTTCGATAATCTGATTAGTTTTCCAACCTGCCATACCCGCATAATACATGGCATCGCTCACTTCTCTAGCTGAATATGCAGTTGTTTTCCCAAGATTTCTAGCTTTTACAGTTAAAGCTTCCATTTCTTTTCCGCTTGCTCCTGTGACAGCTTGAACGTTTTTCATTCCTTGCTCGAAATTAGCAAAAGTTTTTATCGAAGAACCAACCCCTATACCTCCAAGTGCAACAGTAATTGCTGTTGTTAATTGAGCGAATTTACTTATTGCTCCACTTATAAATGAATCTATTTTACTTCCAATACCACTCAAAGTTGGACTAGCTTCATCTTTTAGTTTTACAATCGCTTGATAAGTCTTATTAGAAAACTCTTGTAATTTACTCTTAGTACGAGAAATAGTATTTAATGCTTCTTCACCTTTTGCTTTAATATTTATTATTGTATTATTCTTGAGCTCTCCTAATTTACTTCTAGTTTGAGAAATAACTCTTAGCGCTGGGTCAGCTTTCATATTCAAGCTAATTATTGTAGCCGCAGTCAAATTTTGTACCTTAGCTTTTACTTTATCTACAACTTGACTAGCTTTGTCTCTAGCCTTTAATAAAACTTCTCTTTGTCGACTTGTAAGTAAGCTATTTACTTTGTTTTTAACTCTATTTACAACGCTAGATGCTCTATCTTTTGCGTTTATGGTTGTAGATATAGTTCTACCCACTCTTTTTAAGTTGTTGCTAATTCTATTTACAACACTAGATGTTTTATCTTGAGTTTGTATAATTGGATTAGCTTTTATCCTATTCAGTACTTTCATTCTCTTTTCTGTCTGTTTCATGTATCTTTCCATAGCACTTAATTTACTCTTAGTTTGTTCATCTCCTGTAACATCAATAACGACATCAATATGATACATTTCTTTTTTAGCTATTTCTCTCACCTCACTTTTAGTTTAAATTTTATTTATTTTTCATAGCTTTATTTTCTTGTTCTATTTCATATTGAGTAAAAACTCTAAGAAGCTGTTGAGGTGTTTTCTCTCTTTTTAGAAAATCTTCTGGAAGAACACTATGTTTAACATATGCGTTATATAAAATAGTAATCTTCCCACCTCTCTTTATTAGTTTTTTATATCACCATCACTTAATTCTTCATAAAATCCAGACAATTCTAGTACTTCATCACTAATTAATGCAATTTCGCCTGCTAAAAACTTTCTTCTTATAAATTCCACTCCATTTGATACCTTCATAGAATTAAGAAGTCTTGTATCCCCAAAATTAGGAACTATTGTAGCTTTTTCTATTAGAGCTATATTAAATTCATCTTCCATTAGCTTACTTTCTCTTCTACCTCTTACCTTAGTAACTTTTGTATATTTTTTCTGTAATGCACTTATCTCTTTTTCTGTTAAAGCCCTCAGTGTAAGTGGTATATCTAACCTTTTTACAAAAATAGTTTTTTCGGGTAATATAGCATCCTCTGTCAATTTCATAATTATATTATCTTCTTGTTGCTTTGCTATTTCATCTTTAGTAAGCTCTCTTTCTTCTTCTATTCCTTCATTTAAAAATTCTTTATCTAAGTTTCCCATTTTTAACTTCCTCCAATTTTATTTTTATTTTTCATAAAAAAAGATATATACTTTTGGTATATATCTCAAAATTTCTTTAATTCATTTTTTGTAATAGATGGTTTAAAAACTAATAATAACTTTATAATTAATATTTCCACCCATGTTTTGTTGCCATTTCTTTCAATTGCTCTATTTTCTTACTAACATCTTCATCATTAGAGAAATTAATACTTCTCTTTTCAAAATTTACATAACATTCATTATCTTTAAAGTTATAAATAACCTCTCCAACTTTAAGCGAGTCTTTAAATGTATCATGATTCGAAATGTTTATTTCATCTCTTACATATTCGCCTATACGTGGTATTATGTCAGTGTCTACTTGCTTTGTTATGATAAGTTCTTCTCTTTTCCCAAACATATTATGCATACTCATCTTTTGACTTAAAATAACTTTCATTTTATTACCTCCATAATATATTGTAATTGTTTCTTTATATAATTATATCATTAACTATATCAACGTTCTACATATTACGAGTATATAATATTTGTTTTTTATTTCATAATAATTAATCTATAAAATCCAAAAGTTCAAATCCTTCAAAAGTTCCATCTATTTGTATTTCTATATTTTCATCAGATTTTATGCTTGCTAGTTGTATTTTATCTACCATACAATTTTTATATCTAATTCTTTCATATCCAACTAATCCAGGATTTTCTATTTCTGTAATTATTTCAAATTTATTAAATCCTTTTTTAATCCACTTAGATGTAGTTTTAAGTACAGTCAAGGAAAAAGTTCCTTTTTGAGTGGATGCCTTGTTAAGTTCCCATTTACAACCAATTACTCTAAAAGTCTTTTTATCATTTTCTACCTCAGCTGTAAATTCTGTTCCATATCCTTCTTCTTCTCCATCAATTATTATTCTAGCATTTGAACCATCAACAACATTTGCAGCATCTATAATATTTTCATCATATTTTCCCATATTTTATAACCTCCTTTATCCTAGGTATCCAGTACCATATATTTTCTTCATCACATCAACTTTAATAGCATCCCACTTCCAATAAAATTCATCAGCTTTGGCAGTTGCTTGAAGTTCTGTATCTATATCAACATTAAATTCTGATATAATACCTTGACTCATCAATTCTTCAAAATATTTCTTCAATGCACATATAACAGTTGTTTGACCTGTTGCATCATTAAATATCTTACCTACAAACTCTTTTCTTTTTAATGAAGTATCTTTATTTATAGTATTAATAAACATGATATTAGAGATATATCCCATTGCTTCGTTTTTATCATCTACATATTTTTTAAATGTGTTCACATCATCAACTATAATCACATCTCCATCATCAAAATCTAAGACCAATGTACCACTTTTCAAACACTCTTTAACTTCTGATTGACTTAATCGTGGTTCTACTTCTTCAAATATAGTTTTTGCATTACATATACTACCCGTTATACCTTTACTTACAGAAAGAGCAGCAATGTAAACAGCTACTTCACTAGGTGTATATTTTATATTTTCATAATAAGCTGAGCTTCCAACGTTAACTATATTTTCATCATTGAAACTTTTTGATTTATCATTTATCTGTTTTATATTATCCTCTGTTTTTCCACCTAGAAAAAGTAGTATATCTTTTCCTAATTCTTTATTTTTAGCTACCCAAGCTTTTGTAGTTTCCTGCAATGCTTCATCAGCCACACCATCAAGTACAAAAGAGTCAAAACTATATCTTTCAAATTCTTCTAGTGCTTTTAGATAAGACTCATTAGTAATAGATGTGCAACCATCATTCCCACCCTCTAAAGCTTGATTTACTACATTTGCTAGAATTGTATCGCTATCAGCTACTTTAGTTGCAATTACATACTCATTATCTAAATTTGAGTTTATTTCTAGTACTATTTCATCTATAGTGCCTTTAATACTTGAACTAAATAACTGTTTAGTATTTTCAAAGAATATAAAGTCCTTTTTATCTGAATCTACTAAATTGGATTTTATTGTTACATTAAAGTTTCTAGCTGTTGGATACTTAGTTTCTAACTTAATTACATCTTTTGCACTATTTTCTGTAGTATCTTTTAGTGTTAATGTACCCTTCTTTTGTTTTCCATCTACAAGCCTATATAATAACAGCTCTTTTACATTTCCTAATAAAGCTAATTTACCTAACTTATACGCTGAATAGTTCATATCATCACCAAACAAAGTTTTAAGCTGTCTCAAGTCATTTTTTATTGTTACAACCTTGCCAACTTCTCCCCAATTAGCCTTAACTGGTATTGCTAATCTACCCTTTAATCCTGTGTTTGCAGACTTTTCTGCTTGTGTTTTGAATCTGTTATAAAAGCCCGGTATCTCCTTTTTTTCTTTTTCATTCCATGTACCAGTTGCCATTTTACTTCACCTCTCTTTCTAAAAAATCTTTTATTAATTTCTCAAACTCTGATTTTGTAAGTTCTTCTTTCTTACAATTAAATAAAGCACCTGCAACTACCATTTTTTCGTAGCCAAGTGCTTCACTATTTTTTAAGAAATCATTTTTCAAATATTTTTCTTCCTGCTTACTTACATTAGTCTTTTTATTAATTGTTTCAGCCAACCCTTACACCTCCTATTTTAAATTTCCATTACTATAAATTTTATCCATAATAGGACCTTCTCTTTTTATCTTACCTATCATTTTGAACACAACTGTTAATTGTCCTGTTGTAAACATGTCTGATTCCCTATCCTCAACTACGCTAACAAGAGTTAAATACATATTCTTATCCTCTCTAAGTCTTACTCTTTTATCTATTATTAAACTTGTTTCTAATGCTTCAAGAAACTTAACTATTTCATCCTTATTTTTACTTACAACATGACATTTCATAGTTTTGGTAATCTCAATCAAATGATAATTTATTCTTTTGTTTTCAACATTTGTAGTTCGCCATAATGCGCATGGAGCTATAAAGTTTTTCTTCCAATTTTCCTTATAACTCTCAATTTCTAATAAATCTTTTGTATACTTAGATAAAGCTTCAACCCACCTATCATTAGTTGTATCTTCTTTATCTTCTAAAGCTATTACACTAAACCTTATACCTCTTGCTATAGCATCCCATTCCTCAACAACAATATCATTTTCACTTGTACCTTTATAAATGCAAGTAAAAGCTTCGTTTTCAGATTCATCAACTATAGTATTCATATCTAAGACTTCAACAACTTGTTTAGTTAATTTATCTAATTTCTTGAATGTTGTTCTGCCTTCATAAATCCATATTTCTATACTTCTTTCAAAGCCTATTGTTTCTCCGTTGTCATTGTCTTGCCCTTGTACAACTACCATATAAGGCTTTTTAGTATCTTTGTTTGGTACATTAGGTTCATAACAACCTTTTAATTCTTTTATATTATCTATTAACGCTTTTCTTATTCCTGCTCTCATTTATTTGCTCCAAATAATCAAATACAGTCAGTATATTTTTTTATTAATTTTACTTCACCATAATCAAGGCTAATAAGTTCTACTTTTGGCTTTAATATATCGATTGGCATTTTTTTTGTTAGTATTTCAAAACTTTCTAAATTAAAATCTAAAAAATTATTCAAAGGTCTAATATTAGCTAAAGTATATTTCAATTTTAATCACTCCAATATCTAAAAATCATATTACCTATTTTGCCTATATTTTTATCAATAGTTGGTTTTATAATAGGCATTGCTTTTGTACCAGGATGTTGAACTGATTTTACAGGATGTGAAGCACCTCTCCAGTATAAAGCTTGAGCTGATTTTGGAGTAATAACATGTGGTTTTGAACCTTCTTCAAGTATTCCTCCATATTCTGCACCATGCGATAATCTAATAATGAAATTATTTCCTCCTCCAAGAGTTTTAGCATTTAAACTTTGTCTTGCATGTGATGTTCTGTCTGTCCAACTTGCATTTGCTTTAGCTTCACCTTCTAGCATTGCACTTGCACTCATACAAAGTACAAACATACCTGCTTTTTTTCTATTTATATCATTTATTGCATTTGTGAAAGCACTCATTTTAATCAATCCTTTCAAGTGAACATTGATACCCACAAAGTTCTCCTTTTACAATTTGAGGATATACATTAACTATTTTCATTCTCCCATATATGCACTCAAACTCCAAAGAATCTCTACTGTTAACATCTAAGACAACATCATCACTTACTAACATTCCATATGTTCTAATAGAACTAAAAGTACCTTGCTTTTCACTTGATATTTGTTTCTCTGCTGTCTTTTCATTAAATATTCTAACAACACATTTTATCTCTGTTTCAGTTTCTTCAAAAGCTCCATCTATTTCAGTTTTTTTAATATTAGTTATAGTAATATTGGTAGGGTTCATATTAATAGTTCTTATTATGTCTTTTCTTCTTCTATCAATATTTATCATATTTCAAATTCTGTGCTAATTCCTAACATAAAACTTCCCTTTTCTTTTTTGTTAGTACACATATCCTTGAATTTCTCTGCATTTTGATAAGCTACAGATACTAGGTCCTTTATACTAGAGCTTTTATATGTTTCTTGACCCACTTTATACTCATACATTTCCCCTACTGTATTTTCATATTGTAAAGATTTTAATACCCATCCTTGAGAAGCTGCACAGTAAATACAGTCTGCTTCTTCTAAAAACAAGTTTAATTCTTCATCTGTAAATGATTTTTTATCTTTATCATTTAATAATAGTCTTAATTTTTCTATTAAATTACTAGTTGGTGTCATATATTATCACCTCATAAAAATAACACTCTTATGAGTGTTTTATCTAAAACTTATTTCTTGTACATTTTCTTCTACTGCTGCAAAAGCACCTCTATAACAATGACCTACAATTTGATTTTCTACTAACTTACTTAAATCAGCATTTCCAACCTCTGTTGTTAAATCTCTCTTTATTAACTCTTTAAATCCTCGCTTAGGTCTTATCAAATATCCTTTGCCTGGTGTAACACCTTTGTAAGAATATGTTTTTTTACCAACAGTAACCTCCCACCCATCATAATAAATTACTGTTGATATATTTTTTATAGATGGATACATGCTTCCGTTTAATAAATGTCCTCCATTTAACGCCATTTCTATTTCAATTTGGTCAGCACTAGAAGCCATTAATATATTACCTTGTCTTTTTGCTATAACTGTATCTTTTTGTGCTTGTGTTAATGTTCTCCAAATTCCTAGCCATATTGGGTCATTAGTTTCACCTTTAAAAGCTGTCTTATTAGAAGCTTTATAATTAAAATTTATTATTGGGCTTAGATGTATGTGGTTTAACAAGGCATTGTAACTCTCACCAATTGATTTATTTAATATTTCAACACTAAATGTTTGGTTAAAATCCTTCATTTCTTTTGTATACTCAAAACCAGTTGCATAAGTTTGTATCCTTGCAACTGGACCATTTTCTGCATTTATTGTACCGAATTTAATTTCTTCACCTTCTATATGCTCTAGGAATACACAGTTACCTTGTAAAGCCCACTTAGCATCCATAACTTGTGGTAAATTAGAATCTGCTATACTGTCATAGATTGGTTTATATAATAGTTGTACTTGCTCTCTGCCTAGTTCAACATCTAATACAACTTTTCTTAATAACTCTTTTAAATTTGAAGTCGAGCTAAAAGTCATCATTTCACCAAGTGGCTTATTTAACTCCAAGGTTTCCATTTCTCCATTTGATATTTTCTTTGTTACATATTCCATTTCACCATTTACTATAAATGGTATATCTTCTTGTAAAGTTTCTTTTCTTTTTTGTTCCAGCAAATTTTCCTGACTAATTACTTTAAATGCCATATATTTATCACTCCTTTTCTATTGTTGAGGTAATAATATAAACCAAATTACATTATTACTGTCTTTCCCATCTGTTACTCTACCAACTAGCCTATTACTTGCAGATGTAGTAGTAAATTTCTTAGCTGTATTATCCCAATAAATCAATTTCCCTGCCTCAAAAGCTTCTGATGTAACAATATTATCCGTTTCGTATTCAGCTTGCTCTATTTGCAAAGTAACTTCATCGCCTTTTTCTCCGTCTTGCATAGCGACTCCAAAGAATCCATTTATAAGATAAAATTGTTGTGTTTTAGTGCTTTCACCTTCTGAAAGAATAACTCTTACAGATTTCCCATCACTTATTTTTGCTCTTGTTATCTGTGTTATTGTGCTTGGCGTTGGTTGACCTTTAAATGCCATATAAACATCACTCCTTTATATTCTATTTTTCTTAGTTGTTAAACTTCCATTATTGCTAGAGTTTAATAATCCTGTTGTTGTTGGATTATCTTTATACATATTAGACATTGTATTTTTTACAAACTCATCATTTAATATATTTTCTATTTCTCCTGTTATTACTTCTTCACTTGAGCCTTCCTCAACATTTAACATTTTCTTAACTAATGTTTGAGCTATTTCACCTGACACTTTATCTTTAATTACTTTATTAACTATACAGTTCCAAGCTTCCTTTTTCTCATTTTCTAAAGCTTTTGAAGCCTTTTTTGCCACTTCAACTGTGTCCATCTCTCCTACTATTCCAAGTACTTTTTTCACTTCTCTTAATTCTTTTTCTGCTTTTAATGAACTTTTTACATCTTCCATCTCTCCTGTCACAATTTCCTTAGTTAAGCCTATTCCTTGTATGACCTCTGAATATGATATTTCACCAGTTTGCAGTAATCCTTTGACATTTTTTATTAACTCTTTTCCTTCCAATTTGTTTTCCTCTCCTTTCATTTCTCCTTTAGCTTCATAGCTTATTTTCTTTATTACTTCAATTTCTTCACCTAGATTTATTTTATTTTCAACTATAGTAAATGGTATACTATAAAGCTTGCATAATCCATTTTGCTCCAACTCATATATGACAGTATTGTTATCATATCTTATGTTTTGTATATAGAGATATGAATTATTATCATTAATAGAAAACTTAGCTTTTAAAGCTTCTCTTAAATCTATTCTTAAAGCTTCAAAAGTTCCATCTAACTGTTCGCCATTAGGACTCATTTCCATACCTACAATACTTGTTGGCATACCTGGTCTATGTAGAGGAGTCCAATCAATAGATAGTGGCTCATATCCTATAACATTCATTTCGCCTTTAGCACTCTTTTTAAGTTTTGGATAACCAAATATACTAACTTCTTTTATCCTTTTAGTTCTAATCCATCTTTTTAAATTTGTTGCATCAGCATCAATCAGCCCTCTGAAATAAGCTTTATCCCCTTTCATTTCTGCACCTATCCAATGCGTTACAGGTAGTGCAAATTCAGTTGATATATTTTCAGCTTTTTGATGTCCTAAAAAGCCATTAAGAGTATTTTCATTAGTGTAATCTACAATATCTTTCAAGCTTTTAGCAGTATAATTCCATCCCCTTTTAGATTTTGTAGCTGGTATCTCAACAACTACCTCAAGAGGGTCATCATCTATAGATTTTAAAGCTTCTATGTCTATATCTTTAGCTAAAGGAATATCAGAAGGTTTTATACTAGATATTAACGCATTCATTGAGTCCATTTCTCCAGTTATTACATTCATTTAATCACCACCTTTCAATTTAAAAATTCAAATTTCCATACACCTCTTGATACCACATTTCAAGAGGTACATCATTCATAGGATTTTTAATCCAATTTTTCAACCTTCCAACTAATATATCTAATGGTTGAACTACAGTAAGCATAATACACAAACAATGAGGGTGGAATGGATATACAGGAGCTTCATTTATAGGATAAACACCTTTACCCAAACCAAAATTATCCTCTCCACATATTTCGTCACATATATCTGTGTGAGGATGTGCCATGGACAACATAAACTGAATACCTATGGTTGCAGGGTTAATCATTGCAGAAGCTAAAACCCCATCACCATAAGCTGATGTCATTTCAGTTCTTGCCAATCTTAAAGCTTCATAACTTATATTTTGAGGTACTCTATTTCCTATTCTTTTTATCATATTTGGATATTCATCAACTAAAGTTTTCTTACCTTTTAAAACATATTTGTCTAACATCTTAGCTGTTTTAACACAGTCTTGACCTTCTGTTACTGCTGTTTGTAATATAACTTTCATATCTTCTCTGTACTTCTTACACTTAGACCAAATTCTATCAGATAAAAATAAACCATCCTTAACCCTTGTATAATAAGCTTCTACAGTTCTTATATTAATATCATAGAAAGCTTTTTGTATCATAGTTTTAGTTACTTTAGTTATTTGAGCTGTCTCAACTGCATTAATTAAAATATTTTTAGAGTAACTAGTAGCTGTTTCAACATTTTTATTTAAGTATTCATCAAAATTAAATACTAGTTGTTCATTTAATATTTTTATTTCTTGTGTTAATTGTTTTAGTATCTGTTTTAACCTAACTTTGTTAAAGTCTGAAAGATTTCCTTTTCTTATTTCTTTTGTAATATTTCTTGTTATGTTAATATACATTGTTCTTATTTCATCATCTTGCTTGAGCCTTAAATCTATAAATTTTTTTCTAGCTTCTAATGCCCATTTCTTGTACTCCCCTGCAACAGTTATTAATTCCGAAGTACTTTTATCCATTGCCATTATTATCCTTTATTTTATTTATTTCCTTCTCAATTTCATTTGACTCATCATTTAAACCTTGAGAGTCATCTAATCTGTATTTTAACATCTTGGTTTTTATTATCTTTTCTCTTTCTCCAACTATTTCAGGGTCATCACTTATATAATTGCTCATTGTATCTATATACTGTGCTAAAAAGTTTACTGTTGATTCTTCACTAATAAATCCACCCTCTAAAGCTTTATCTAATGCACTACATACTTTTTCTAGTGTTTCAGCTAATTCTTTATCATCTCGTGGATTTACTTCATCCCAACCTATAGTCACATCATAAGATGAATATTTCATACCACTAGAATTAGAACTCATTATTAAAACCATTCTTGCAAGTAATTGCCAGCTATTTGTAAATTGTTCTCTTTTTCTTCTTATCTTATTTACCATAATAGGCATTTGTTCTTTTACAGAAGCTAAAGCACTAGGTGTATGTACTCCAAATATAAACTCGGGTGTTTCAGATACATCTACTATGCAATAAAAAAGAAGCTTTAAAAGCTCCTTAGCATCACCTATGGCTGATTTTACTTCTACAAACTCAGCTTCTTCATCTTTGTTTAAGAATAGTATTTCATGCCCATCAAGATTTATCTTTCCACCTTCTTTGGCAAATTTAACTGGGTCTTCAACACCAAAATTGTGTGCTAAAAAACTTGCAACATCAGTTAATTTCAACTTTAGTTTTGGAGTAGAGTGCATTTTGCTACCTTTTAACGCATGTAACATAACATCATGATAAGCTTTTAAAAGAGGTTCTATTGGTTCTATATCACTTTGCCCATATTTCAATGTTTCATCAGCTTCATTTTTAAAATGTATTATTGGTATAAAACCCCATACATTAGGCGTTTCCCCTTCTTCTAAACCTTCTATCTTATCACCTTCAACCTCAACAAATCTACTTTCAGCAGTTATTATTTGTTTTACCTTAGCCTTTCTCTTGTTTTCTCCTAAGTCAGTCCATTCATTTTGACTTTCTAATATATAAGCTATAGGCTCTTTTGTTGTAGGGTCTAATATTATTTCTTTCACTTCTTCGGGTGATATGAAGTTATATATTAATCTAACTTTTTTATCGGGATATAAAGGATTTTCTCTTTCTTCTCTAGTTATCCAAATATAACAATCACCTTGCTTTAAACTATCTGTATGTGTTTTTAACATTTTAGATGTGTTATCTAAAACAAATTCATCTAATATATATTGAGCTTCTTCATCTTCTATTTGAAAATGAGGTACACCCATAAAACCAGTTGTTGAATTGACAATCGGTCTAACAAAACTAGAACCTAGCTTGTACTTAGCATTTTTATTTTGATACAGTTCTCTTGCTAACTCATAATCAACTCTAGAATCGTCTAATTTATATACGCCAATGTTTCCACTAGACATACGCATAATCTCTCCTGCAGGTCTTTTAAATAGCTTTTTTACATAAGATATTATCCCCATACACTACCCCCTTTCAGTAAAGATAAATCAGTATTGTTATTTTCTGCAAACGAATATATTACTGCATCAGCTCTATCGGGTGATTCTCCAATTCTTTTTTTCATTTCCTTTTTACTTTCTATTTGTATTTTCCCTTTTGAATCTACTGTATATTTTCTATTTGATAGTTGTTTAATAAGTTTATCATCATTAGGAAGCTGTATTATAGCTTCTTTATTTTGTATAAAACTACTTAAATTTGCATCTAATTCCTCCCTCATGTTATCCCACATTTCAGAAGCTTTATTATAGTACTTATCTTTTTCTATAGCACTAGAACCATTTTGAATAGGTATAACTTCATATTTAAGTCTTTCATGTCTTATAACTTCTTTTAATCTATCTGTTACACCTGCACCTAAGCCATCATCATCCGTTTTTATTTTTACTCTGTTAATTTGATGATACATATTTTTAAATTTATCAACTGCTCTTAATATATTTCCTACTGTTTCCATTGTATCTTTTTTTGAATAAGTTAATAAATCAAATACTTTCCCACCTATTCTTGGAGCTATTATGGTTTCATCATCACCATATCTTGCTATATCCGCCCCTATATTTAATATATAGTCATTAGATATATTCACTTCTCTTATTGTGCTTGTTTCAACAGCTTCTAAAGATATTAAAGAATCACTTTCACCTTTTGGAAACTCTCCAAGTACTCTGACACGCCAAGGGTCAGAACCTTCATGGTACTTTCTTTTTAGCATTTCAATATTATCTTTTGATGTTCTAGGGCTGTCTAAAGAAGATACTTTAAATGTTTTATATAAATCTCTGTCTCTATTATGGCTATCGTAAAACGTTCCACTCGTTCTAGTTGGGTTTCCGCATAAAAGAAGCTTATTTTCTGCACCTGATAATGTTCCCAATATAGCTTCCATAATGGGGTCAGCAACTCCCGAAGCTTCATCAACAACAAATAACATATAATCTTCATGAAAACCTTGCATATTCTCGGGCTTTACTGCTGTTCTAGCTGTAGCCCACCATCTTTCTTCAAAGCCTTTCATATACACTTTTGTTTTAGTCCACTCAAGTAGCTTCTCAACCTTGCTATTACTTAGCCATTTAGCTATTTCAGCCCATAGTACGTCATATAATTGTTGTCGTGTTGGAGCTGTAGCAACTACTTTCGGAAAAGGTCTAGTGCTTAAATACCATACAGTTGCAATGCTTTCTAATCCAGTTTTACCTACTCCTTGACCACTTCTAATAGATACTTTTGGGGTTTGAGCTAAAGCCATCAGAACATCAGATTGCCACTTGTCAGCTTTAAAATTTAACATATCCTCTGCAAACCAAACAGGATTATCCCAATAACAATCTAATAGTGTCAATAAAGCTTTATCCATTGTTAACACCACGTTTCATTGCAATATTTTGTATAGCTTCAACCCAAATTTTTGAATCATCTCCAGTATCACTTTTCTTTAGGTTATCAACTTCACATTTTAACTTTTCAACTCTATTTTTCTGCTCCTCTGTAGCCAAATTCCAATCCTTATGAATCATTTCATCATACTGTTTAATTAAACTTCTAAGTTCACTCATAGCTCTACTCTGTGCATTAAGAAAAGATGCTTGCCTATCCCATGCAAATTGAAATTCATACTCTATCTTCTCTCCATTTTCTGTACTTTCATGTTTCTTTAATTCTTTAATCA